TCCGGAGGCGGGGCTGTTTGGAGTCGGCAGCGGGAACGTGCTCCGTCAGGAGCCGGCGTTCCAGCGGGACGTGTTCGAGGGGGGCGCCGGCGGGGAGACTCGGTGGGATGCGTTCAACTCGGTTGCCGGCGCGAATCTAGGGATGGTTCGGCGCGGCGTCATCACGATGGACGAGGCACGCGAGCAAACACGGGGCTGGATGCTGCAACGGATGCACCCCGCGTGGACAGATGCACGATTTGCTTCGGAGTGGCAGGGACTCGTCAACGCGGACATCCGCCGCAACGGAAAGCCAGATGCACCGGCGTCGGCTCCGTCCCCCGTGCGCCAGCTCCCGCAGAGTTCGCCAACGGAGTCGTGGTTCTCCGCATGGGAAGCGCACCGGTGGATCAAGTACCCCAAGCCCGAGCACACCTACCTTGTTGAGGCGCTTGTCGTCAAAGGCGAGCCGCATCTGTTCATCGCCGAGGGAGGAGCGGGGAAAACTGGCCTAATCGCCGATTTAGCGTTGAAAGTGGCCGCTTATCCCGAGTTCGGCGGGGATTTGGACTGGTGTGGGCAGCGAATCACCAACGGTGGTACCGCTGTTCTGCTCTTGTGCGAGGATAGCCAGACCGAGATGCACCGGCGTATCTTGGAGATTGACCAAGGCGGGCTCATCGCAAAGGCCGGTCGGCGCCTTGTCGTCATACCGCTCTCAGCGGTTGGTGGGGCGTTCCCGCTTGTTGAGCGCGACCCCAAGAGCGGGGCACCGGTGGCGTCTTCAAAGTGGGAGGCTGTCATCACTGAGCTCAAGCGAGTGCCTGACCTCTGCCTTGTGTGCGTGGACACCTTCAACGCGGTCTCCCACGGGGATGAGAACAACGCGCTGGCTGTTGCGGAAATGATGCGCGAGGCAGGGCGCGTGTGCGGGGAACTTCGGGCGGCGCTTATGATAACGCACCACATCCGAAAGCCTGGGGCCGAGCCCATCCGCACGCTCAAGGACATGAAGAACTCGATCCGTGGGAGCAGCGCCATACCGTCGTACTTCCGCATCAACTTGGGGTTCTGGCACGCCACCGATTACGAGCGCCGCATGAAGGGCATGGGCCTCGCGCCGCGTGTAGACTCCTGTTACCGGTTCGGGGTGCTTAAGGCGAATATCTCGGGCCTCATGCGCGGCGAGCGCACACTGCTTCGGGACGCCAACGGACTGCTTCAGGACGTCACCAAGGTGGACGTCTACAGCGCCATCAACGTGACCGAGCGTCTTGCGTGGCTGGTGCTGGCTGTGCGAGAAGCAGCAGGGAACCTGCACCCGTACACGCTGGGGAACAAGAACGCAGCCAACGGGCTCTACAAGCGCCGGTCTGAACTTCCACCGGTACTGCGGGCAGTTGGTGCGAGCGAGTTCGGGCACCTCATCGAGGAGGGCCTCCAGAAGGAGCTTATCGTCTCCTGCGCGGTCAAGGGCTCAAAGTCGAAGAGCTACCTCGATGTCCCAGGCGGGGTGCTGGCAGGGGATGAAACCGGTGCCACCATCCAAGCTGGAGCGTACTCGTCCCTTCCGGACTGGAACGAGTACGTCTTCGACGCGGAGACCGGCACCTGCGTAGGCAAGGCCGGCCGAGCCGCATGGGGGGCTACCTTCTCATCCACGGGGGCGCAGGCTTTTGATCAGCCGCATCCACAGGATGAATCGCCGGTGCTGCCTGAGGAGCCACCGGTGCACCTGCCTGCAATGCGGTCTCGATTCGCTCAAGGCGAGCGCATAGGTCTCCCGAGAGCCGCTCGACCATCTTCTCAAGATGACGAATAGTCTCATCGCGGCTTGCAAGCGTCTTTTGAACGGCTGTGTTCGCCTCGAGCGCAGCCTTCAAATCTGCCTTAATGTGGTCGGCCTCGGTGCTGACTTCAGCGGCTTTTGCACGCTTCTTTGCACGCCATTCACGGTAGTATTCTGCTCTCATTGTAAGTTGCTGTTTTTTAGTTGGTTGTTACTGTTGCGCAAAACGCGCAGATTCATGTTTACAAAGTTCGCAAGTTTTGTGAAGCGTTTTCTACAGAGTATTTTGCGCGAGAGGTGCGCACTGTTGCGCGAGAAAATCAAAAGCTCAAAAAACGGCCTAAAAAACAGCCCAAAAACGGCACTTGTAAGTCGTTCATGTTCAATGGGGAACAACTTGCACAACACTAGTGCAAGAAAGTTCGCAAAGTTCGCAAGCATTGTGCCATGCCATTTTACAGAGATTTTGCGCCACTTTCGCACGACACTTTGCGCGATTGCGCAACAAAAATTTTTTCGCGTTGGAAAAAACAGTGAAAAAGGACGCTACGTAAGTGCTTGAAAACCGTATGATTTGCGAAAGAAAACCGATGTTTGAGGACATGAGCCCTTATATAGAGAGTAGCGTACTCATCGCTTACGCTCTTCCTACTATCCCCTCTCTCTTCTCTCAGTCTAACGCGTTGCTTGCCTGAGAGGAGAGGGGATACTGCTTCGCAGGCTGCCTTCCTCTATATTGACCGTTGATGACCTTGTTTTTTTCTCGTTGTGTTTGCTGACCGTTTTATCCCGCCGCGCCGCTCGCATTGTATACAATCCCGATAGACTTTTATGACGTTCACTTTCTTCGTTTCCGGCACCCCTCGCCCACAGCCAAGACCGCGTTTTGTGCGTGGGAGAGCGGTGTCCACCTTGGATGCGGGCTCGAGTGCGTGGAAGGGGCTGTTGCGCTCGTCTGCGGGGGTTGTTTTAAGCAAGGCCGGCAAGACGGCTGAGGCGCTTGGGCTGAATGAGGCGATTTCGATGGAGCTGACCTTCCACTTTGCGACCAAGGAGGAGGCGCGTCACGGTCAGCCGCACACGCACAAACCGGATGCGGACAACCTGGCGAAGCTGGTGATGGACGCGCTGGTTGATGGCGGTATGTGGGTGGGGGATGACAGCCGCGTAGCGGATTTGACTGTTCGCAAGCGTTGGTGCGAGGCCGGCAGCGAGGGAGTCGCGGTGAGTCTCTACGTTGACGCGCCGGCGGAGGAGAAGGCACCGGAGTGGCTTTTGTGATTGGTGAAAGATTTTGCTAAAGGGCGGAGAGGAAGTGGCCGAAAGAAGAGCTTATGAACCTGATGAAGATAAACCCAGATGAGATACGCTCCATTGTGGGCAAGTTGGTGGCGCAGGGCAGAGCGGTTGTCCCGCCCGAGAAGCCCAAGCGCGGCAAGTACAGCGGACGCACCGGTGAGCAGAACAAGCTGCGGGTCATCGCGTGTGACCAGTGCGGCAAGAGATTCATGAAGAACTGCTCGGTGCACCTGCGGTGCAGCAAGGAGTGTTCGCGCAAGGCCAACATCGAGAGCGTGCGGGTGTGGTTTGTTGCGCGGGGGCTGCGGGGAAAACCGCTGGCGGATTATGCGTGTGACAACTGCGGCACGGTGTTCAGAAAGATCAACGCAGGTCACCGGTTCTGCGGGAAAGAGTGCAGCAAGGTCGGTAAGAAAATCAGAAAGGCAATGAAGTAAACCAACCAACCAACAACAACACACCATGGTCACACCAAATAACGACGAGCAGAACGAGTACACCCCCGGCATCCACGACACGGGTCTGCCGGTCATGGAGCCCGAGGACATCATCCGAAACTTGATGCGGGCGCTGGAGAAGATGGAGAAGCGGCTCGACCGCGAGATAGCCGCTGCAAGCGACCTGCGCGAGAAGCTGATGGAGGCGGAGAAGCTGGTGGCGGATGGCACGCACGTGGTCAGCGAGCTCAAGGAGCGGCTGCTGTCGCGGGTTGTGGCGGATCTGGAGTGGAGGGGCGGGGACAAGGGGCTTTTGCTGGACGCGGACCGGTGGATGCAGGCGTGTGTGCCCACGGTGGTGCGTGTGACCATGGCCGAGGAGTTCGGGTTATGACCGCGCATCCCCAAAACACAGCCCAAAAACATCCCAAAAGCACCGAGTTTACTCTGTTGGGTGCGTTTGAGGACGAGGGGGTAATACAGCAGTCAAACAACCGCAGGACGCACGCGCACGCGCCAGCGCACGCAGAGCATTCGCTGAGTGCAGGCGTCGCCCAAGTCGACGCACTCATCAGACTGCTGCAGGCAAGAAAAGCAGGGAGCACAGCGGCGCAAGCCGCTGCCATCAGCAGTGCCATCAGCAGGCTCAGGAGAACCTTATTGCCATTGCGAAGGGACGAACTCTGTAGCACCTTGTTGCCCGACAGAACCCACCAAGGCTCGACGCGATAAAGGCGTTCCTCAAACCGGTGGGTCGCTTCTTCTTCCGCGAACGCACTGCGTGGCTCGATCACGGTTGAGCCAGAAACGGCGTGACACTCTGGAGAGACAGAGACAACAAAAAAAAACATGAATACCTACATCGGAACCAAAATCATCAACGCCAAGCCAATGACGCTTGGCGAGTACAACGACCTGCGCGGCTGGACAATGCCACCAAACGAGAATCCGGTAAGAGAAGGCTATCTCGTCGAGTACACGGACGGCGGCGAAGCAAACCACCCCGACTTCAAGGGCTACATCTCTTGGAGTCCCAAAGACGTGTTTGAGAGGGCGTACCGAATAGTTCAGGGTAGGTACATCGTGGAGTAATAAATCTTGCGACACCTGCCGCTCGCGGTCACGGGTAATGCCGATGGCGACGCATAAGAGTGGTGTGACAGGCCGGAGAGACGGCCAACCAAAAACCGGATTAACGTTCCAGTTTCAAAAAGGCTGACGGGATTTTCAGATTCGTGAAAAGTTTTCCCAATCCCAGAAAATCGGAAAACCGTTTCACCCACAAAACAGGACGTAAATCCGTATGTCCGGTTTGCGCAGCCCAGGCAGCTCCCGCGCAGCGGACACGCGAAGCGGACACGTGGAGCTGGCAAGCGCCAGCTCGCAATCCAACCCGAACGCCAGCCAGAAAACCGGATTAACGATCCAAATCCAAAACGGTTGGCGGGATTTTCGATTTCGTGAAAAGTTTTTGGAGAGGGAGAAAACCGAAAAACGGTTTCAGGCGGAAAATCAGGGTTTCAGAGGGGTTTGGGTGCGGAAAGGCGCACTAAGTTGAGTTTGATTAGGTTGGATTTAAGGGTGAAAAGGTGAACGTGTACAGAGGAGCGGGGAGAAACATAGGCCTAGAACGAACAGAAACGGGGTGAGAGCGAGAGGAAGGAAGCGGGGAGGGTAGGTGCAGCGGAAATGGGGTGAGAAGAGCGGGAAGGGGCGAGAGGGGAGCGGGACGGGAGAGGACACGAAAAAGGCCGCATCTCGTGAGAGACGCGGCCGGAGGATGGGTAGAGGAGTGGGTCAGTGCCGGTACAGGCGGCCGTCAGAGCCAACCCGCCAAGCGTCAGTGGGTGGGGGTGGACAGGTTCGGACTTTGCAAGGCATAATCAGTGCACGGTTGACTGCAGTCTGCGCAGACTCGAGAGAATCGGCAGTGATGGTTCCGAGATAAGCGCCGGTGGGGGAATCGACGTAAACGTGAAAGGTTTGCATGGGTGCGGTTGGTTAGTTTGCTGAGTCGACAACAAAGCCGCTCCGGTCCCGCTTGGCTTGTCCTTTGGCTTTGAGTCCGACAACGTAACCAGATCGACCAGCTCGCGCGCGGCGGTCGAGAAACCGAAGGTCCGTAGCATCGCCGTTGAGAACGGGGCGATGCCAGAAAACAGGCGGGAGAGAATCGCGAAAAACGACGGCGACGTTGCCACCAGCGGAAAGAACTTGTTGGCATTCGTTTTCGTTTGCGGCGGAATCACGCGAAAAGACAACGGTATAGTTTTGAGGGTGAAGTCCTTTTGCGTTGTCCAATGCCTTTTTGACGGACTTGGAATAGTCGTAGAAGGGAACAGAAGGGAAACACTGCATAAGCGTCTCGCCTTTAGATGGTACCAGCAGGCGGTGGAACGCCAAATCGCTTGTTCCGTTGAGCCTAATGCAAGGGAGCATTCCAGCGCGCTTCGCTTTGGATATCAAGGCCTTGCAATCAAGGTACAAGGTCTCCATGAATGCGTCACGGTCTGAGAAAAATAGGCGGGTCTTGGCAATGCGCGCCTTTTGGACGTTGGAGAAAGCACCTTTGCCTGCGGAGTTTAGACAACCTTTTTTGCATGAAGCGGCCCATGGGCATACGTTGCCAGAACCTGATAGGGTGTGGGGGGCGAGATAGAGGATTCCAGTAAGGAAATTTAAAGCTTCACCTTTTTCGGTTTTTGCTGAGGAAATACCGAGTAGATTCATTTTTTTTGGGTAGTGTAAAGGGTTAGCGCTTAGTGATTTCTATTGAAGAAAAAGCCATCCTGTTCGACGAAGTCGAAGCGAAAATAGGAGTTCCAGACGTGCTGCCAATCGATACAAGCCATTAGGTGAGAGGGGATTGAGTCTAGGTCATAGCATTCTGCGCTTGTCTCTTCGGCGAAATCTGCTGTTGAGTTAAACTGACCAGCGAAAGCTTCTTGTGCATGGCCGAGCGAGGATTCGTCAAACGAGTAACCAAAAACCTCAACGTACGCGGCCCAAATCTCTTTCTCTTCTTCAGTGCATTCAATCCAGTCCCAAAGGGCTGGAGACAAATAGCTTTCGCCATAAAAGGCACGGGGGAAGCCTTCGAAGTCTTGGAACATAAGTTCGGGGTCTGACTCGTCCGAATGGAGCTCTAGGCAGGCAGCGTGAAAGGTTTCGGGCGTGTGTCCTTCCAGCTTAATCCACGCTCCTTTTATGGATCCGGAGTTATATTTGGCGTAGGTGCCAACGTACACGGCGGGAACGGTTTCTGTTGTTTCGGTTGTGTTCGTGTTCATTTTGTTTTGGTTTGGTTTGGTTTTACTGACTCAGGGAAAGAGGTTTAGGAAAGGAGTGAACGCCAAAGCAAGATGGTGCTCCAAAGAAAAAGGAGCATAACGCAGAGCGCTTCAGGGAGCGTCAGCGTGAGCTGGGAGAGGCCGAGGGTGTCGACAGCGGTGAGGGTGAGGAATCCGAGGGATAAGAGGTTGTGTTTCATGGGTTTGCGGGGTTTTCGTCTTGCTTGCGTCTTGCAAGCTTGGTGCAAGGTTGGCGCAATGCGTGAGGGTTGGCAAGTGGGAAATGCGCAAAATTTGCGTATCAGAAGGAAAGGGAATCTTGAATCAGGCTCTATAGAGAGTAGAGCCATATCCGATATGGCATCGCCTGCACAGTTGGCTAACCTGATTCACACGGGTAGACCAAAGGGAACACAGAACAAGACGACAACGGCGCTCAAAGACGCGCTGATGCTGTCCTTTGAGAGGCTAGGCGGCGCCGCGTACCTCGAGGAGGTAGCACGTAGGGATCCGCGCACCTATTGTGCGCTCCTAGGCAAGGTTCTGCCACGCAACCCGGCTGCCGCGGACAACGCGCCTGGTAACGTCGCAACGCTATCCGACGCGGAAATACGCCAACGCGTAGCGGGAATGCTGCGTGAAGGGTTGTCGCCAGCAGGCATCGAAACAGGGGAAGTAGTTGACGCTGTGGAGGTTACGGTAAAACCAGATGCGTCTTGAGAGGTATTCATGTCCGTTATTGTATTGCGTAATAGGGAAAGCTTATTGATTCCAATGCTGGACAAAGTAAAAGCTAAAACCCCCCGAAGGGGGGCCGGAACTTACGGCGGAGACGGCGGCGTCTCCGTGAATGTCGCTATTAGACCGTGAAAGAACTCAGTCCAGAAGAGAAAGCAGAACTGGTCATGTGCCTCGAGGAACTCCAGAGGCGCAAGCGCGAGCGCCGTTTACTCGGTTACTACCCAGACACCGGACCCCTCAGGCGGGAGCTCTACAAAAAGCACCTAGCCTTCTTCGAGGCGGGGGCGAAGTACAAGGAGCGTCTGATGATGGCAGCCAACCGCGTCGGGAAGACCGAAGGCATCGGCGGCTTCGAGATGGCGGTACACCTCACGGGCCGGTACCCCTCATGGTGGAAGGGCCGCCGGTTCGACCGTCCTATCTCGGCGTGGGCGGCGGGGGACACCGGTAAGACCTCACGGGACATCTTGCAGACGAAGCTTCTGGGACCGGCGGGGAGCCACGGCACGGGCCTCATCCCGAAGGAAGACATCCTGCGGGTGTCGGCCAAGGCCGGTATCGCAGACGCGGTGGAGATCATCGTGGTGCGGCACGCATCAGGGGGAGAGTCGCGGTTAACGCTCAAGAGCTACGACCAGCGTCGCGAGAGCTTCCAGGGGACGGAGCAGGACATCATCTGGCTGGACGAGGAGCCGCCGCTGGACATCTACACGGAGTCGTTGCTGAGAACGATGACGAACGACGGTATGGTGATGCTGACGTTCACGCCGCTCTTGGGGATGAGCGAGACGGTGATGGCGTTCTTGAGGGACGGGGAGGTGTGTGAGCGGGCGGAGGGGACGAAGTTCGTTGGGATGGCGACGTGGGACGACGTACCGCACCTGAGCCAAAAGCAGAAGGAAGACCTGTGGTCGAGTATACCGCCCTTCCAGAGGGATGCACGGTCGAAGGGCGTGCCGCAGTTGGGGGCAGGGGCGATTTATCCGGTGCCCGAGAGCGAGATCGTGGTGCCTGACTTTGAGGTACCGGTGCATTGGCCTCGGGTGTTTGGGATGGACGTGGGCTGGAACAAGACAGCGGCGGTGTTTGGCGCGTTAGACCAGCAGAGTGATACGTTGTACCTGTACTCGGAGCATTACAGAGGGCAGGCGGAGCCGGCGATTCATGCGGAGGCGATAAACGCGAGGGGGCGTGGGATACCCGGGGTGATTGATCCGGCGTCGCGTGGGAGAACGCAGGTGGACGGGCAGCAGTTGTTTGTGAGGTACCGGCAGATGGGGTTGGACTTGACGGTGGCGAACAACGCGGTGGAGACGGGGATATATGATGTGTGGCAGCGGATGTCGACGGGGCGGATGAAGGTGTTTAAGAGCATGACGAACTGGGTGGCGGAGTTCCGGTTGTATCGGCGGGACGACAAGGGTCGGGTTGTGAAGGAGAACGACCACTTGATGGATGCGACGCGGTATTTGGTGGTGAGCGGGCTTAACCGAGCGGCTTTGAGTCTGAAGAAGCGGATGCAGAAGCTCATTGACGTGGTGCCGGTGATGAACTTCTTCTCGAGGAAGTAGACGTACCCATG